AATTGCTCTCGCGTTATTATCCGATAAATACTGATATTCCATATCCCTTGAAGAATTATCAATAGGTTGCCAAGTTAATTTATCTTCAGGACCAATGCCGAAGACTGGCATTCTATGACTATTAGCCAATAATACACCATCACACATAAATGCGTGTTGTGGACTTTTACATTCGTGTCCCTTACAGTCGTGAGTAGGTTCATATACAGAAATATCATACATTTCTACATAGATATCAGTAGTATATTTTTCTAACACTATCTCAGTATCAAAACCTTTGGATTGTGGTTTTATATCCCATTCATCTCTATTAGATAAAACTAAATCACCAACTTTAAGATCTTCTTGTCTCTTCCAATCAGTTTTAAGTTCACTAAAATTACTTATTACTCTAAATCGATGATCTGGTGAAGTTTTTACTGAAACATTATTACTTAACTTTGTAACAGCTAACTGTTTAATGCCAGTACGATAAACTAATGCTGGATTCCATTCTTTACCAGTCCAAATTTTACAAAGCTTTTCTTTTGATCCACCTAAATAGTCAGCAACACTTATTCTACCACTTTCTTGAGTCCAAATAGTAGAAGAACCATCTATACAGTTATTAACACTATTCACAGCAGCCATAAATTCATTACGAATTTGTAGCAATACTTGGGCATCAACATCATCTGATTGGATAATGATCATACCTCTAGCAGCCCTACCGCTCTGAAAAAACAACTTATTGTGTGCAGTAATAGATATATGAGTTAAAACTTCATTTATAGCTAAATCAAGTGGAGTTACTGGAAAGCCGGACCATTCAAAATCACCAACTGGATAAAAATTCTTAGATCTTAACTGTTCATCGGTAAAACATTGAATCGCTCTACCATCTAACAATTGAATCCATTCATATCTATCCCAATCCAAAGAACCATCAGAATCAATATAGTCTTCAGCTTTCCCACCATATATACTTTGTAATAGTTTAGTAGATCTTTCTCTTATATCTTGTAGTTGTGGAGCACTAGCAGTTTTAACCGTTGGAAATATAGTTCCGGCATCCAATGGTCTAAAAGAATGAAAAAGTCCATCATCATCTACAATTATTTCTGTAGCAATTCTACCTACAATTAATGCAGATCTGGCCGATTCTTCTAACCATCTGCTTAAATTCATTTTTTCAGTACGTAACCATCCATCAGTCTTTCCACATGTTTCTAATAATTTACATGCTTTTTCAATACGTCTTTCTATATCTTCTTTATCTTCTTTAGACATTTTATCGAAAACTCTCTTGTCTGGAATTAAACCAAATCCTAAAGAGAGTCTATCTTCCTGTCTTCTACCAAATTGAGATACTTGTTTTTGTCTAGAAAGCAATATAGAACCAACAAGAGAATCAGTTGTAGATATTCTCTTAAGAATAGGTTCTGGCAAACCTGCTGGCTTAATATAATAAAGTCCAGTAAGTGTGCTGTCAGTCTTATATGGATTTCCAATAAAACCTAATCGAGTAACACGTTTATCAAAATCATCATATTCTCGTTTATTAAGTTCTTCTTCATCTTCTGGAGTAACACTTATAGTCCAAACACTTCTTTTCTTTACTAAAGAAGTGTTAATATCATAAGGTTTCTCGTCCTTCTTAAGTTCTTCCATTATACTCCTCTTACTTTAATATTCATAGGTTGTGCTGATTTATTAGTTACAGACAAACTATAAATTGGACTACTTTTACTGAATAAACCTGAAAGATATCCAGGTTGGATAGGTGATATTCGCATGTTTACATTATTACAAGTAACGTCGGACTCTTGATCTACTAATAAATAACAAAATTGTTTATTTTGATTATAGAATACTAGACTTGCACCTGCCGTACCTACTTCCAAAGCAGGCAAAGGATCTGAAGCCATAATTTCAAACCATCTAGAAGTAACTTCTATTACTTTCCATGTTCTACAAATAGGGGCGGTAAATCCATTAACTATATTTACATAATCACAGATTTGTATAGGACCAGAAGAATACACGAAAAATTGCCCAGCAGTAGTTACTGACACAGTTTCAGTAATTCCAGAAAAAGAAGCATTAGGTCTTCTAGATAACTGAAGTTGTGATGATGTAGGATTTTTACCTAAAACTTGCCAAAATCCTACATTAGCTTCACTAAACGGTCCTGCAATGTCACCAGTCAATAAACCTGGAATACAAACAGTGTCACCCACTAAAACAGTGGCAAAATCATTAGCCAGTGCATCTACAGTCACAGTTTCATTGGCCAGAAGGGTTATGGCCACACTCCTACCTGTCAAGTCTACATTCCGGTCTGTTCGCAAACTAGGATTAGTTCCACCTGTCCAAGTCATTCTATAGACTGGATCAATTACTAAAGGTGATAATGTAAGTGTAAATACTGTACTAATACCTATAGTAGTAGTTCTAGTACCATCAAATAATGTTAAAGAAGTATTAGGTGCGACACTTTCAGTAATTTCAAATGTCTTAGGTTCTGAGTCACTATTAACCAAAAAATTTGGAAAGCCTAACTTATTACCAGCTAAATCATAGGCCAATAAAGATAATAGAATGGTATACACTACTCTAAGATTTAAGTTACAATTTTAATCCTACTATTGCCTACTACTGTATTAGTATGGCCCATTCCTATGTGTTGCATTACTTGTTCTCGCCAATATCTTTGTCTTTTGTCTTGTTCAGACAAAATATCTATATGAGTAGGAAACTCTAAGTCATCTTCTTTCTTGTTTATCACACTTATTTCACTACTTTGAACAGGATAGGCGTTCATTAATAGATACCTGCATGCATCACAAGCATCGTCGTCTTTCTTTTCAGGGTCATCGGTTAACCTACCGCTTGCATCCCGTGCTTGGTGATATTTACATAACCTACTAACTAACCCCATAACACCATCACCTTCTTTAAGAAAGTAAAGTTCTGGTTCACCAGAAATAGGTCTTAATTTCGCTCTAACTATTTTTATACCATCTAGAACCGATCCTGGTCCTTTTTTCCAAAGACGCATTTTAAAACCTGCTTTTTTAAAGGCTTTAATTGCTCCTGGCATAGCCATATCAGCCCAAACAATTGGATCATACTTACCAAACTTCTCTTTACAAATTTCAATCTGTTCTTGTTCTTCTAATGATGGTATTTCTAATGCTTTAACGATCAAACACACTGTTGGTAATAATAACCCTAAAACACCAGCAAAAGGATGTGTATGTCCAAAGTCTATACCTAAACCTACTCTAGCGCCATATTCTTCTACAAACAATTTTATCAACATATCTAAATCAATGTTATTATAAGGTTGATCTAGCTGTTTTTCATAAAATTGCTTCATTGTAACAGTATGAAGATCTAGATCTAATCGTGGATAAATCAAACCTTCACTATTAGGTTTAGTGCATAAATATTGTGCATTTACGTAATCAGCGTCACCGGCATCACGTATAGTTAATGTTGTGTCCGACAATTGACTCAACATCTTAGCAGTTGACTTCTGATTAGCTAATGTGCCTCTACAAGCGGAAACCAATGGACATGTAACACATCCAGCATAAACATCTGTTCTTTCGTATTTTTGTTGTTTTGTATTAGGTAATGTTTTAAATTCTTCTTCGTTAATTGTTACTAAAGCAGATCTATCAATATAAACTGGTATTTTAGGTAATAATGGTAAGTGTTTTTTATCTGGACACCTTTCGGTAACATCTAATAAGTTCCAATGTCTGATAATTAATCCAGTCTTATGTGCTTTATCGATTTCTTCTTGAACCTTACCGTAAGATGATTTACGGGTAGATATAAGAAGCGTTATAGGTAATTGACCATTTCTACCTTTTGGTATAGACTTAGCCTCTTGATAAGCTCTAGGGTTAGCGATAACGTCTACTTCATCAACTACCATGAATGTAGAGTGTTTCGAGTTAGTACCTGCAAGAGTACAGATAGCTACTTCTATTTTAAGATGTATTTTAGTATATTTTTCTTGTTCTGTCTGTGATAAAGCTAAATATTCATCTTTTGTTAGGTTTTCTGTAGGATCACTGTTGTTTTCATAACGTAATACTTCCAATGTCCTTTTTCTATCACCTTCTATAAAAGGTCTTAATGAAGGTATATCTAAGAAATTTCTTACATATTCTTGTGCTTTTTCTGATTGATCTTCTTGTGCTGCTAGATGTACTACATCTCTTTTTGCATGTAAAACTACTAATACTTCTAGGATAGCAGCATCCAATGTTTTCATAGAAGCTCTGGCTGCATAAGCCATAATTCTAGACTTAAATTCATCACCACCAGACAACGCTAAAGAATATACTTCCCATACTAAACCAAATGGAGTGGTATTACTATCTGGATCTACAATATAGTCAGGTAATTCTAAATTAAAGAAATAATATAGATAGTCCTTTAAATGTTGTTCAGTCTTACAAGGATGGAACAATATTTTTCTAGTATTTCGTTCATCTTCTGATAGACTATTATAATTAACGCTTTTAGGCATTAATTGTACCTTTTCTAATTCTTACTAATTGAGATAATTGATTTGGTATAGTTGAATTGCTATCAATAACTATCTTATCAGGATCATCAATTTCTACTTCGTTAGAAGCATTAGGCTTATTTTCTGAATTAGGTAAAGGTGAACGATTTTCCAAAGTTCTTAGAGCTAATTCAACTAAAGCTTTGTATTGTGCTACTGTTTCTGTCTTAACAGGAGGAGTTGAGCTTCTTCCTGTCATATAATCCTTAGCTCTTTTATTTAAATCATCATTGGCACAATACAAAAGATCTAAAACTGTCTGAGCAGTTTCTAAACCTGCCCTAGAATGACGTTCAATCAAAGAATTACGTATTTTATCGTTATATTCTTGTCTTGCTTTGTCCCATTGAAAAGTTATTCTTGCTTGAATAATAGCACCTAAGTTAATGCCCTTGAATTCGTCTGCGATTTGCTCGCATACGTAACCGTTCATATACATCACTTGCATTCTGAGAGCTAGTTCTGTTGAAAGTGGGCGCTGGCTTAGGTCTAACCTCCAAACCCTGAGTGATTTCGCCTCTTTCTCTGTTAACATCTCTTCTATCTGTTCTTGCTCCCACATATGGCATAAAGATTTCTTTTCTATTACCTATTATAAATTCAACATTCACATTACCAACAATAATTCTAGTCCAATTTACTATTTCTTCTAATTTGTCGTTAGTATAATTGATATCAGAACCTTCCGAAATATATCTTACATAACGATCTGACATATTACAATCAAATTTACATTCTACTTTTCTCTTAAAAGGGAAGAAAAGCATATCACAATAACCACGTAATTGTGATGACTGTTCATTATTAATAGCGCCTGTTAAAATCGTTATTTCTCTTAATCCTGCAAATTTACTCATAAGATATCTCTATGTTCATTTTATCTTTTAACAAACTGGCCAAATCAGATTTATTGGTACTATTTTTAGGCTTAAATGTCTTAAGTCTTTGTTCTAATGCTACTATTGGACCTAATGATTCTTGGTATTTTACAATGTTCTGTTTTTCAACAATTCCTCTAACTATCGCACCTTGGCTTAATAGAACATTTCTTCTATTTTGTATATATTCTGCTGTTCCAACTATCTCTATTTTATTAATAGCTCCTGGTATTAAAATGGCTGGATTATCAATAGTATCTTTCAAAACTACAATCCTTTTACATACGCCATTGGTAGTATATGGTATTCTTTTGCTTATTATACCTTCTTCATTATGTTCAATTAACCATATATATCTATTATCAACTAAAGCATCAGTCTGTGTCCTCCATCTTGGAGCACCTATATACCAAGTATTGCCTATTTCTTGTGGTGAATGTAAATGTCCAGAAATTATTTGCTTAAACTTAGTTGGTGGTTTTAAATCAGATAGTGTGATTTTACCACTTTCATACCTAAAACCACAAAAATCTTGGTGAGCTACTAAACAACCTCCAAGATCGTCACATCTATTATAAAAAACTTCTTTATCTTTACAATAAGATACAAATTGTAATGGTCCAATACGAATAGAAGGCCAAACTACTGTCACCAAATCCCTGTAAGCATCCATAATATGTGTTTCTGAACCAGGAACATTTTGATCATGATTACCTACTAAACATATACCTCCTAATAGAGAAAAAGCATAACGCCAAAAACCTAATACAGTTAAAGAGACATCTTCATGTGTATGATGCTGGTCACCTAGCCATATAGGCATGGCTGTTGGATGTTCCTGTTTTACTTTCAAAATCAAATCAATTAAGTTTTTACAGTCTTCTAATTCTAATGGCACTGCATGAACATCGCCTATATAAATATATTTATACATGTTTGTTCCAAAAGCCACAAAAAATACATTTACTGGTGCTCATAACATAAGGCGGATAAAAATGTCCTTCTTTATCACAATCATATTCTTCTTTTTTGTTAATAACAGGTTTCGTCAAAGTGGTTATATTTTGATCTTCTTTTTGATCTTTAAAAGACATGATTTCAGAAGATACATTTTTTGTACCAATTATCTGGTTATTATCAACAATCAAAACTTCATATTTTGAAATTCTTGCCTTATAAGAAGCATAGTAAGGATTAACCAAAATTATAGAATTTAAATGAATACCAAAAACACAATAATATTCAAATGTTCTATCATTTTCTTTTCCTAAAAAAATAGCCAAACAATAATTACCTACATTTCTGTATGTATCTGATAATTCTTTAGCTATTTCTCTAAGTTTTTCTGTATCCATATCTACTTTTCCAAACAATTTAATTCAGCCAAACCACTTAATACTAAAACCTTACGTTCAATAATTGATAAAGTCAAGAGGGCTTTCCTAAGTAAAGAAAACCCTTCAGCACTTTCATATTGTGCTTCTGGTTGTAGCTCATTAGGAGTAGCATAAGGTTGACATCTTTCTTGTTTATCTTCACCTTCATCATCAATTGTAGGTACAACAGATGATGCCTTCATAATAGCAGCGACAGACTGTTCATCAGCAGCTTGTGCAGTAAGTGTTACAATTTGGTCAGCATCTTCATATGTAGCTGATAACAAAATACCAAGTGTTTCCCATACATCTATATCTTCGTCTGGATTTTCCTTTTTAGCATTTTCTATTATGCTATTATATAGTATATGAACTTCCTTTTCAGCTAACTTAATATCAATTTTATAATCACGAGAAATAAACCAAGCAATTCTATCTCGACGAATATGATTAGCAATTTCTTTATAATCATGTCCATCTGTAGAAGCATACATAGCTGCTCTTTTGTTAGAATGATAAAGAAGTCTTTTATCACCCGGCCCCAAATGTAAATGAGTAGTAGAATAAGAATTAATCATTCTTGCTCCCATTTTACCAATTGCAGTTGTTCTAAACACACTTGCTGGGCACTGTGGTCTTTGAACATCAGTCTTATGTTTGGAACTTGTATGGTGATTAGCTACCCTCCAACCTGACACTACCCATTTAGGATAAGTAAATGGTTCTCCAGGCAAAGAAGCTGATTCACCACGCCAATATACTACATTATCTACAGGGTGATATGATGGTTGCCAATGAGCAACTGGTTCTGCTTCAATCATTACTTTATCAATGGCAACTAATAATCCTTCGGTTGCATGACTAACAAGATCTAAATCAGTTAATTCTGCTCTAGGAGTACATCTAGCAAATAGTCTAGCACGATCGATAACTAACGGTAAATTTTGAACTACAATAGAATGTCTTAGACTTTTCAATTCTAAAATAGTCTGTACTAACTGTAATAAAATTTCTCTTTCTATTGTAATAGAAGGTTTGCATTCAGGTAACTTTATGTTACTGTTTAATTTATTGTATTGATCCTCTAAATCAATATTACTCAATACCCAAAGCAAAAAAGGCCAATTAGTAGCATATCTATAAACAGCAGTCCATGCTCTTTTTCTTAACTCAGGAAGAAGGTACTTGACATATATCAAGTTTCTTTCTCTAAAATAAGGTCTTGCTGCTGTTACGATTTTACCATGATCTTCTAGAAACTTTAGAAATTTCAACGCAATGGTTTGCCTTTGACTTGAACTTTCAAGTAAAGAAACAAAATGTCTTTCTAGTCTAAATACACTAGCAATTTGATCATCTAAAAGCTTAAGTTTAGTTGCCTTATCTTCTTCTTGATAAGGTTTAATAGCTCTCTTCAATTGCTTCGTAAATAATTCATAAGAATCATCTATTTCTTGATCTTTTTCTTTCTTCTTCTTCATGTTATCATTCAATTTCTATTTTTTGTGGTGCTTCATATAAATTGGTTAAAATGTCATATCGTACTTTTTGGTGTCTTTCTAATTTAGGAACACCTAAAATATGAACGTCTACAAAAAAGAAATGGTCCTTCCCACTTCTTCTAGTACCGCGACCAACAGCTTGAACTAATGCTGTTTCTGATGTACCACCTACCAAATAAACTACCAACATAGGTTTAGGTGGTTTGAGATCAATACCTACTCTACCAGCAGATGTTGCAATAAGATCATTATTGCCTTCATTAAAAAGATCTCTAGTTTGTTCTGATTTACATTCTCTTACATTTTCTGGTAATAATTTAACACCACCAGTATTACCATGTAATACTAACAGATCTTTATTATACTTCAATAATAAAGCCACCTGTGGATATTCTTCAACTAAATACAAAATAGAATACCCCTGTTCTTTAAACAATTTTCCTAGCTCAATTACCTTTTGAGCAACTTTAGGATCTTCATACAAATACGTTCTTGTTAATTTATCTGGATCGTTAGATGTACATTCTACTGATGGATTTACTTCTATATATCCAAATACAGGTTTTGCTAAAATATCTCTTTTAACTGCTTCTTTTAAAGTTAAAGTAGCGACTGTTTCACCTACAACAGATCTTAATATTGGTCCTAAACCATCACCTCTTATTAAAGTAGCAGAAGCAAAGAACCTATAAGGGGCATTAGCCATAATACCATTACTTAAACTTAATAATGTATCAGCAGCAAATGTATGTGCTTCATCACCAGCAAAAACTTGTGCTTTGCTGAAATGTTCATATGCTTTTGTGCCAATTCTTATGTTGGATAATGCAATAGCTGTGCATATCGTAATAAGCTTTCCTATCTCCTTATGTTCTCCATCAAAATAACCAACATATTTTGCCCCTATTAATTTTAATAACAAATTGTATAATTGTCTAGCAATAGGACCAGACAGTGCTGTAAACACAGAGTACAGTCCTATAGCACGTAACACTAAAGCAAACAGGAGGGATTTACCTGTACCTGTTGCGTACTCTACACTACCATGTCCAGCCTCTAGTAAGGCTTCTGCACCTACCACTTGATGATCAAATGGTGGACCACCAAATAACTGTTGTGGTGTTGTTTTCCATCTGAGTGGTTTAAATTCTGGCATGGGATAACTTTTCACAATAGGAAGCTCTAGGAGACGAGATAACATCTGAGCGCACCCACTAGGCACCCAATAACCAAACTCGTCTTGTAAAAGTATACAGCGTGTTTCCCGTTCTTTTAATCGGTTTTCTTCAGCCCTCCATGCTTCAATCCCGATTTGGTTTATCTTCCATCTTTGGTTTTGCCATCTTTTAAGTTGATAAGATGCTGAAGTGTCTTTTGTTGTAAGTAAAGACAATACATCTTTACGTTTAGCTACGGACTCTGGTATACGTAGCTTGGTAGGTGTCTCTAGTATGAGTTGCACTAGTGTATAGTAGCACTATACTGCAAAAATAGTATTTGTGTGAATTTTGTGTGAAGAAATATGAAATGTTAGTGAAAAACTCTAAAAAATAGTATAAACCAATTTTGACGCTAAATCTAGGGGAAGGGGGGTAAGGGGGGCTAGGGTAAAACTTAAGTATTATTTAAATAAAATAATAAATAAAAATATAATTAAATAAAATAATAAATAAAAATATAATTAAATAAAATAATAAATTAAAATATAATTAAAT